TCCAGGATTATCATCAGGTAATCAAAATACTTACCTTGGTGATAGAGCCCCAGATGCTATTCTGTATGGATCATTAATAGAGGCAGTAGCTTTTATGAAAGAGATCCCTCAACAGATAGAATTGTGGAGTGGTTATTATACTAAAGCCATACAAACATTAGCAAATGAGGAACAAGTAAGAATGCGAAATGATGAGTTTCGCAATGGTGAACTAAAAACAATGACGAGAGGACAATAAGCATGGCTATTACATCAGCAATTGCTAATAGCTTTAAACAGGAAATCTTAGTAGGCACTCACAACTTCACAGCAAGTTCTGGACACACTTTTAAGATAGCTCTTATTAAAGCGAACGCATCGCAATCTGGTACATACAATGCTGGCACAACAAACTACTCAGTAGTTACAGGAAATAGTGACGAACTCGCGAGCGGCAGTGGTTATTCTACAGGCGGAAATACTTTAACAAGTGTTACTCCAGTATTAGATAGTAACACAGCTGTTTGTGATTTTGCAAACACATCTTGGTCAAGTGCTACATTTACTACAAGAGGTTGCATAATTTACAATACATCAGCATCTAATAAAGCCGTAATGGTATTAGATTTTGGTGCAGATTATTCGGTTTCTAACGGTACATTTACCGTTGAATTTCCAACAGCTAACGCTAGTAACGCAATTATAAGGATTAGTTAATGGCATCTACTTGGAGTAGTGGTGGTTTAAATTTAAGATTAATGACCACAGGTGAAAATGATGGAACCTGGGGTGATCAAACTAATGATAATTTAAAACGTCTTGAAAATAAAATAACAGGGCGAGCAGCTGTTACTCTATCAGGTACAACACATACATTAACATTTACTGCAAATCCCACATCTTACGCTGACGAAGATGGAAGAAATCTTGTTCTCGACTTCGGTGGCTCACCAAGTGGTACTAACACAGTAACTATACCTGCAAAAGAAACTACTTACATAGTATTAAATAACACTGCAAATAGTAACTCTATAATATTTACTACTGGCAGTGGTACTACGTTTACTTTACCAGCAGGCAGAGATGCAATAATTTATTCAGATGGTACTAATGTTTTAAATGCGTTAGACAATCTACAAGTAAGTACGGTTAACGGTGTAGATGTTGCAAATGCAGCAACGAAAGGATTCGCTATAGCTTTAGCTGTGGCATTATAAGGAGGAATAGATGGCACAAGATTTTGAAAGAGCTGTAGCATCTGAATCAAGTGGTGACGTAGCCATTGGTACAGCAGCTAGAACTATTATCACTTCAAACTCTGACGATGCAATTATAGGAATTAGATTGGCAAACATTCTAAATGCTACTATTAAAGCTGATGTTTATATAACATCAAGCGCTAGTGGTGGTTCAGCAGATTCTTATATTGTTAAGAATGTACCTGTACCAGCGGGCGGTTCTATTGAGTTAATTGATGGAGGCGCTAAAATTGTGCTTCAAAATGGTGATGTTTTAAAAGCAAAAGCAGACACAGCAAATAGTTTAAATGTTTGGGTATCTTATATAGATAGCATAAGCACATAGGAGTAATATGGCGTATATTGGTAATCCAGTAACAAAAGATTTTACAAGCAGCACATCTGTTCAAACAATAACAGGTGATGGTTCTTCAGCATATGCACTATCAGTTGGTGTAGCAGTGCCAGAAGACATCGCAGTTCTTCGTAATGGTGTGCGTCAAAAACCTACAACTGACTATACAGTAGCAGGAAGTCAAATAACTTTTACAACAGCTTTGGCAGGTAGTGATACTTGTTTTGTTATATTTTTAAATAGTGTTGTTGGTACAAATGTACCAGGAACAGGAACAGTAACAGCACCTATGATGACATCATTTAATGGTGTCTATGAAAACCTAGCAACAATAACATCAACTGTAGCAGTAGCTGCAAGTGATAACGCATTCTTGGCAGGTCCTGTAACATTTACAGGTACCGTCACAGTAGAGGGTAATCTTACAGTAGTATGAGCACACTTGAAGTAAATACGATTGCACCAGTAAGCGGAAGTTCTGATGTTACTCTTGGTGGTTCATCAAAGAACATTAAGTTTGCTAGTGGCACAACGGTAGATTTTAATACCAACACTCCTACACTAACTTTAGGTGCGGGTATGAAAAATACACCTGCGTTTGTTGCACATTTAGATGTAAATCAATCTCTTGCTAATTCAACAACAACAAAACTAACATTTACAAGTGAAGATTTTGATACCGATAGTGCATTTGCAGATTCAAAGTTTACTGTACCAAGTGGCAAAGCAGGAAAATATTTTCTTCATGCTAAATTTAGAGCATCAAGTTTCGCAGGTTCGTTAGGACTAGATTTTTATAAAAATGGAAGTTTAGCGGGTATTCAGTTTAGAACTGAGGGATACTCAGCAGGTAATAATTTTGCAACTGTAGCTATTTTTGCAATATTAGATTTATCAGCAAGTGATTATATTGAAGTGTATGGTGCTCAATATCAAGGTGGTACTCAAAATATAACAGGAAAACTTTTTCAAGGATATAGGATAATAACATAATGGGAACAATATTCGTAGATAAATTAGATCCTCAATCAGGCACTAACTTAACGTTAGGATCTAGTGGTGACACAGTAACCTTGACTTCAGGTGCAAAGACATCAGGTTTTGGTAAAGTAGGTCAAGTAGTACAGCATTTACAAACTGGTGTATTTCAATTATCTGCACAAAATACTTGGACAGATATCACTGGATATACTGCAAGTATTACCCCCACGACTACAAGTTCAAAAATATTAGTAAGAGTTTTTGGTGGTGTAAATCATAGCACAGCTTCTTCTGAATTATATAGAATAAAATTACTTAGAGGGTCCACTGCTATAGGGGTTGTTAATGATACTCACGATCACTTTTGGCAAGGCTACGGTAACTCGAACACGCCTTTTAATTTTGGTTGTGAAGTATTAGACACACCATCAAGTACAAGTGCGCAGACTTATAAATTACAAGCATATGACAGTGGCTCTGGAACAAATGTTTTTATAGGTGGATATAGTAACGCTTATAATACATTAACAGGAATAACACTAACGGAGATTTTAGATTAATGTCAAAGATACTCGTAGATACAATAGATACTAGAAGCGGAACTTCTACCTTAACACTCGGTTCAAGTAATCTAACCACACTAACAAAAGCTAGTGGAGTTAACGCTAATTTTGCTGGAGTAAAAGTTGCTGGTATGTGGAGAATAACATCTGACTTTAGTCTAGGTGTTGATACCACAGCAGTAGTAAGTTCTAACTGGGAAGAAGTTGACACTAATACATATACTAGAATCGGAAGTGCTATGTCACAATCAAGTGGTATTTGGACTTTTCCTGAAACTGGTATTTATCAAATAATATGGAACGCACAATTTAAATCACCCTCACAAGGGGCAACAAGAGCAACTTCAGCTATAGACATTACTACAGATGATGGCACTTATACTACTGCTACAGATAACACTGGTAATATGTATCACCCTAATTCAAGAACTTCAGTTCAATCAAGTCATATTTTTGATGTAACTAATGTATCCACTCACAAATGCAGACTTACTGGTTTATGTGAATTCGCTTGTACTTTACATGGCAATACATCTCAAAGCAGAACATGGGTACAATTTATAAGGTTAGGAGATACATAGAATGAGCACATTAAAAGTATCAACAATCTCGCCTCTCGGCACAGACGCTACGAAGACGATTACTATTGGTAGTGCAGGTGATACTGCAGCGGGTGTGTTTACTAATACTCCAATGGTTAAAGCTAGAAGAACAGCAAATCAATCAATAGCAAATAATACATGGGTCAAAGTTATCTGGGATACAGCAGATGTTAATGAAGGAAGTGCTTATGACACTTCTACTGGAACTTTTACAGTGCCTGCAAATCAAGGGGGTAAATATCAGATTTATGGGCTTGTAGGTGTTGGTGGAACTCCTGATGATGGAGAACGAGTAGATATTTCTATATATAAAAATGGAAGTCAAGATATTTACACTATTGTTCAAACCTTTTCTCCTTCAAGCAATACACCTATAACTTCGCAAGTAAATAATATTTTAGATTTGTCGGCTGGAGATTATATAGAAATATATATGAGGCATAATGAAGGTAGTTCTCAAAATTTAGAAGCAGAAAGAAACGGATTTTTTGTAGCAAAGATGATAGGTTAATAGGAGTATAGCATGGCAGTAACAACAATACCAACAGCGGGAATAGCGGATGATGCAGTCACCGCAGCTAAAGTAACTGGATTAGGTAAGATCGCTCAAGTAGTACAAGCAACTTATGATACAAATGGACAAACTGTAAGTGCTGATAGTTTTGCACAAGTAGGACCATCTTTGTCAATTACACCATCTGCTACATCATCTAAAATATTCGTTCAATGTCATGGTGGTTCTATGTACACAGCAACAGATAAAAACATTAAATGGACTATTTATAGAGATAGCTCAAATCTAGGAAATACTAATGGATTTTATGCTCATTTTTTTAATTCGTCTTTTGGTATGAGTGGAGTATCAATGTCCTATTTAGATAGTCCAAATAGTACATCTAGTTTGACTTATGCTACTTATATTAGAACTTCAAGTGGTTCTGCTGTTACAGCTCAAGATAACGATACTAGAATGGTTTTAACAGCTATGGAGGTACTAGCATAATGGGATACATCGGAAACCCTGCAGTACAGGGAAACTTTTCAGTTATTGATGATATTAGCG